GAGCTTCAACGCCGTCATCTGGTCGTTGAAGTCGTGCGCGGCCTTCGCCGTCTGGTTGTTCACGACGAGCCCGAGCTTCTCGGCTTCCTCGCGGACCTTCGCGAATCCCTTGTCGCCGAGGTCGTTCAACAGAGGAATGAGGTCAGAACCCGATTCGCCGAACAGCCGATTGGCGAGCGCCGCCTTGTCAGGGCCGTCCTTGTACGACGCGAACCGGTCGGCGACTTCCGGAAGGATTTGCTCAAGCGACTTGAAGTGTCCGGCCGAATCTCGAACTGAGATACCCATCTCGGCGAATAGCTGCGACTGCACCTTCGAGCCGCCGGCTGCGCGAGCGAGATTCGAGGAAAAGGTATTGAGCGAGCCGCCGAGTGCGGCGAACGCGACGCCGCTCTGTTCGGCCTCGGTCTTCAGCGTCGAGAAAAATTCAGTGGACGTGCCGAGCTTCTGAGACGCCACGTAAATATCATCGAGGCGTTTGATGGCGAGGCCGGACAGCCCGAGATAGGCCGCAGCCGCTCCCGCTACTGCTTTGTAGATGATGGCAATGCCGGCACCGATACCGTTGCCAATCTTTGCGCCGGCGTCGGCGGTCTTGTCCGCTTGCCGTTCGAGATCCTTGAGCGATTGCGTCGTGCCGTCAGCGGCAGATGCAGTGTCTTTCAACGCATCGCGCGCGGTGGCAGCGCCGGACTTGACGCCGCTCGCATCGACATTGAGTTTGAAGGTGACGCCGCTGGCGCTCACGAGAACACCTTTTCGAGCGCATCAACAAGTGGCGCGGTCACGCGGTCGAGATAGCCGAACGGAAGATCGGCGACGCCCGGGCTACGCTCGGGAAACATCGGCCGCGGAGGAATGGTGACGTTGTGCGAGCGCCCCGCTGTCGTCGTGCCGAACTGATGCACTTCGGCGGGCGGGGGAATCGTTACTGAGGCGGAGTTAGCATCGGAAGAGTTCTCGATGCCGTCGTACATCGCGCCGGTATCGACCAGCAGCGATGTCCGCGTGTTACCGCGGCGCTGTCGCGCTTCCTTCGTGGATTCGGCGTGCGGCGGCCATGGGTGTCCCCACGGATCGGCTTCGTTGCGGAAGGTGTTGCGGACCTCCTGCTCCATCAAGCGCGCAACGGTGCGCAGCGGTCGGGACAGGTCGAGATTCGCGGCGCGATCGAGCTTGGCGATGTCTTCGGAGAGTCCGGAGTTGTCGGTCATTTTGTCGCGGCTTGGTGACCGCTTGTAGTCGCTAGGTGGAGGCATCCGCCTCGTGCGCGACTTGGGCATCCACCTTCCGTCGCGAAGGGCATCGTGCCGGCGAGAGGCGTTCACCTCATAGAGGACAGAGTGAACACGCGGTGGACGATGCCGACGCTCAGCCCGAAGATGCTCGCCACCTTCCGGATGGATAGGCCGGCCTTCAATACCGCGACAATCAGCTCGTCACGCTCGCGGCGTAGCTGACGCAGGGCCACGTCAGCACACGCCGCCGCGTCGTCCAGACGGCAGCCGGTCTTGTGCATCTCGCGGATCAGGTTCGCCCGTCGACTATTACTTGGTCGCATGGTGCTTTTCTCCTGCGCCGCTTTGCCTACGCGGCACGCCGGAACGACGGCCAGTCGAAGACGATCTCAAGGCCGTTCTCACGGAAACGGTCAACGATCCGTTCGCCGATAGCGGCTTCGAGCTCTCTGGCCGTGCAGTTAGAAATCAGCACGGTTGAACGCAACGCTGCGTAACGCTGGTCGAGCACATCGAAGAGGATCGCCATCTCGTGATCTGTTCCGAGCGAGGCTCCGACTTCGTCGAGCACGAGCAGATGCGGCCGCACTAGGTCGTCGATAGCCTCCGCTTCGGATTGCTCGGCCTTGCGCGCATAGGTCGCCTTGACGTTGCGCATTGCCGCGAGCGTCGTCGTGTACTTCGCCCGCATGTCGCGCTCAACCGCAGCATGCGCAATCGCGCACCCGAGCATGGTTTTTCCTGTGCCCGGCGTCCCGAGCATCAGGAGGGACATGCCGGCATTCGGCGCCAGGTCCGCAGCAAACCGGCGCGCAATCGACAACGCCCGCTGTTGCTTTGCCGTCATTGCGACGTAGTCATCGAATCGCTTCTCGGCATAGCGCGCCGGCACGCCAATGCATCCGCGGAGGCGTTCGACGCGGCGGCGCTTCTCTTCGGCCTCACGCTCGGCTTCTCGTGCGCGCACGCATTCGGGGCAGATTGGATTGGCTGCGGGCATGTCCCCAAAACGGGGCACGCGCGCGACGTAGTCGCCGTGCTCGGCGCAGCTGCCGTTTACCTCCATGACCTGGATGGAGAAGCCGCCATCGTCGTCGCTCGTTCGCATCACGCGGCCTCCCCGAGTAGGCGATCAACGTCCGCATCGCTTGAACCTTCACCGTAGTCCTTGCCGGTGATTTGGCCGCGGACCGTCGACAACGAGGCCTTGCTGGCGCGCGCCCCGAAGTCGTTCGCCGCTGGCGCGCTCGCAATCCGTAACTTCGCCCAGTCGTCCCGAATGGCCCCCATGAACGCGTCGTCCCAGTTGGCGTAGGTGTAGGCCCTCGCCGAAGCCTTGAGCCGAAACGCTTCGAGATGCTCGTCAAGCCGAGTGAATCCCTTCGCTTCGGCCCAAGTCCTCACGCGCTCGGATATTGCGAAGTCAGCCGGCAACGGCACCTTCTGGGATTTCCCGCGTTTCGGACTCGCCTCCTCGCGAGGCTCTCTCTTTATAAAGTTGCTTTTGTCTTTTAAAAGAGTTGGGGTGCAGTCCGCTGCACTAGTCGAGCCATCGTCATGTGCAACGGACTGCACTAGTCGACTAGTGCAATCGGCTGCACTAGTGCAATCGGCTGCACTAGTCGCAAGCTGCGGCCAATAGATGCTAGCCGCTCGCTTCGCGCCGACCTTTGGAGGAGGCGGACGTTGCACCTTGAAGTACCCGAAACGTTCGAGGTCAGCTACACCGTCGACGACCGTACGACGGCTTACATTCGCCAACCTCGCGATCGTCGAGTGACCCGGCCAAGCCGCGCCGGTCTGACTGTTGGTGTGTTTGAGAATCACGGCGAGCACAGCAACGTGGCTGCGCGACATTCGCTTGTCGCAAGCGGCACGCGCCAACAGGGCGAATAGCCGCGAGCCGTACGGGACGTCGGAACTGTTAGCCGACGCGGTGAAGTCCGCGTTCATTCTGTTTTTGCTCCGGACGCCGATCCGCGATAGAATTCGACGTCATCGATTCTGGATTTACGTTAGCCCGCGGCCGCAAACCGCGGGCTTTGTTTTTCAGGCGAACTGCCGCGGCGGATCGAGCGCAACGCGCAGCTCGACGAGCACCCGGGAAACGCCGCGCACAAGCGCATCGAGCGAAGCTGCGTCGCTATGGTTGGGCTCGCGGCGGTCGAGCTGCTCGCCGATCGCACCGAGCGATCGCAGGCCTTCTCGAAGGTCGGCAACGATGTCGTCGCGGTCTCGACGAAACGGAACGACGTTCGGGGCGTTCATGCGGCCTCCGGAACGTCGTGTGACGTTCGATGGCGCGCGCGCCATCCTTCGGCGTCGGCCATGAATTCGTCCCACTCCGAGGCGCGGCCTCGCGTTGTACCGGGTCCGATTCGCCGCAGCGGTGGTGCGTCACCATTGGCAGACCAACGCCAAATCGTGGCGCGCGATACATCCAAGAGAGATGCAAGGGTCGAGGCTGAGTAGTAACGGTCGGTGATCGATTCCGAATTGGTGTCCATCGGCTCTAAGTCGTCACATGTGCCTCATTTGGCACGGCGGCGACATGAAAGCACCGGAGAATTTGCGACACAAAGAAGGCACCGAAACCGTGTCGCGAAAATGCAGTCAATCGCGATAGGCGCGCGAGTTGTCAAACCCGCCATCACGAAACCACCGCTCGGCTGTTCGCCGGCTGACGTCGAGCCTCTTCGCCACGTAGTCAATCGCCCGGCTGCGCAGGGTCGCCGGTCGGCCGCGCGACCGGGAGGCAGACATGATCCCGAGTGCCGCTGCTAAACCTGCCGGCACGAACACAGGAAACGCCGCGAACAAGAACTCGGCGCGATCCTGCTTACTGCTTCGCTTCTTACGGGCGAGGGTCGGTGGCAGCGTCTTCCACGGATCGCGCGGGACGCGCATGCCCGGCTTGCGTTTCGCACCCCGTTCCATCCACGCGACAAGTGCTTGCCGAAGCTCTGGCGTGACGGCATCTCCGCGCCGAAGTAGATCCATTGCCGGCCGGTACTCGTTTACCTTCAGCCATTCGATCGCTATCTGCTGCGACCTGTCGCGCAGAATGAACGTCGGCCTGCTCACGCCCGCTTCTTCTTCAACGCGACAACCTTGCTGCCATCATCGGCGCGCAGGCCGTCGAGGTAGTCGGCCCATGCCTGCATCATCTTCCGGCGCTCGGGAAGGTACTGCGCGCGGTTGTAGACGGCGCGGACCTTGTTCCGCTCCGCGTGCGCGAGCTGGCGCTCGATTACGTCCGGCGCCCACCCCATTTCGTTGAGCCTGGTCGACGCCATCGCGCGAAAGCCGTGCCCGACCATCTCGTTATTCGTGTAGCCGAGCTTCCGCAACGCCGCGTTCAGCGTGTTCTCGGACAACGGCTTGTCTCGCGCGCGAAGGTTCGGGAAGCAGAATCGCGAATGCCCCGTGAGCGCGCGCAGCTCTTTCAGGATAGCGATCGCCTGCTTCGGGAGCGGGATGACGTGCGCCTCGCGTGTCTTCATCTTGCCGGCGGGGATGCGCCACTCGGCCGCGGTCAAGTCGAGCTCTGCCCACTCCATCGCGCGCAGGTTGCCAGGCCGAGCGAACAGCATCGACGCGAGCTTCAGCGCGGCTTGCGTCGCTGGCTGGCCGCTGTACCCGTCGATCGCGCGCAGCAGTTCGCCGATCTTCGTCGGGTCCGTGATGGCGGCGTGGGACTTCGTGACGACGGGTGCGAGCGCACCGCGCAGCGCAGAGGTTGGGTCGGTTTGCGCGCGCCCTGTCGCGACCGCGTAGCGCATCACTCGTCCGACTAGCGACTTGACGCGGTGAGCCGTGTCGATCGTGCCGGTCGACTCGATGCGGCGTAGAGCGGCGAGCACGGTCGGCGCGGTAAGGTCCGCGACTGGGGTCTTGTCCAGCGACGAGACGAGCCTCAGCATCCATTTCGCCTTGGCGTGGGTGACTTCAGCGAGCTTCGGCTCCTGCTTCTTGAGCCACTCGTCCGCGACCGTTCCGAAAGTGTTCTGCGCCGCCTCGTCAGATCGGAGCTTGCCGGCCTTGCGATCGGCGGCCGGATCAATTCCCCGCTTGAGGAGGTCGGCCAACTCGCGGCGCTTGCTGCGCGCATCTTCTGCGGACACACCAGGATGAGCGCCGAGGCCGATCATCCGTGCGATGCCGTTGAAACGGTATCTAAAGCGCCACAAGCGCGACCCGTTCGGCGTCACTTCGATTGCCAGGCCCTTGCCGTCGGCCTTCCTGTAGAGCCGCTCACGCGGTTTCAGGCGCGATATCGCACGGTCGGAGAGCATGTGAGTAGAGCCCCTCAATGACGGTGAGTAGGTGACCCCTACTCACGGATTCTACTCACAGAACGCTTGCGATTCAATGCGACGGCCTGATATTGCTTGACACCACAGGAGGGCGTATAAAGGCCGCGAATCAAGGCGATTTCTGATGGATTTGATAGTTGGTGAGACCGCCTGAGACTGCTGATTTGGTGCCGAAGGCGAGAATCGAACTCGCACTCTGTTGCCAGAAACGGATTTTGAGTCCGCGGATCGGCTTCCACGACGCAACCCGATCAAATTGGGCGACGCCGGAAATTGCTTACAGATCAAGCGCGTGCCAAGCTGCGGAAACCGGATGAACCCGGACGGAGTTTTGCCATGCGAGTTACCCCGGTGTTACCCCGCAAGAAAAACCGGATTTCGCCGACGGGACCGTTCGTGTTCACGAACGCGTCGATCGAGGCGATCGAGCCGCCGACGTCGGGACGCATCGAGTACCGCGATGCGCGCGACTCCGCGCTCATCGTGCGGGTCGCAAGCACGGGCGCGAAAACGTTCAGCGTCTTGCGTCGAGTGAACGGAAGGCTCGTGCGTGCGACGCTCGGGCCGTTCAAGCGCGCGGGAGACGAGCAAGTCCGCATGAGCGTCGACGCGGCACGCAAGGCGCTGCGCACGATCGAGGCGCGTTTCGCGGCAGGCGTCGACGTCAACCGCGAGAAGAAGATCGCGCGCGCGCAATCAGTCACGCTCAAAGACGTGCTCGACGACTACCTTTCGACGCGGAAGAAGCTCAAGCCGCGAACGATTCAGGACTATCGCGACGTGCTCAACGAGGCGTGCTCGGACTGGCTCGAACTCCCGATCAAGAGCATCACGGAGGACATGGTCATTCGCCGGCACGCGAAGCGCGGCAAGGATTCGCCGGCTCGCGCGAACAATTTCGTGCGCGTGCTGCGCGCGCTGTGGAACTTCGCCGACGATGGCGGGAAGCTCGGACCGAATCCGGTCGCGATGATCTCGCGCAAGCGCGCTTGGTACGACGTCCGGCGACGCACGTCGCGCATCAAGGATTCCGAATTGCCGGCGTGGTGGGCGACCGTAACGAACCTCACCGGACAGCGGCGCGACTCCGGCGCGCGGCTCGCGTGTGACTTCCTGCTGTTCGTCCTGCTCACCGGCCTGCGACTGAGCGAAGCGACGGGGCTGAAATGGTCGACGGTCGATGTCGGCGAACGCACGATCACGATTCCCGATCCGAAGAATCGCGACCCGCATGTATTGCCGTTCTCATCGCTCATGACGGACATCATCGAGCGTCGGAAAGAGGGTCCGCGGAGCCCGTACGTGTTCCCGGCCGTCGACGAGCCGAAACATCCCTACAGTTCGGCGACGCTGCGGACGTGGATCGAGATCATCGCCACGGACAGCGGCGTTCGCGCAACGCCGCACGATCTACGCCGCACCTTCGCGAGCGTCGCCGAATCGCTCGACATCTCGTCGCACACGGTCAAGCGCCTGCTCAACCATCGCACCGGCCGGCACGACGTCACGGACGGCTACATCATCCCGAGCGTGGAGCGCCTTCGGAGTGCAATGCAGCGCGTCACGGATCGCATCGTCGAACTCGCGACGGCACCCGCGCCGGATAACGTGCGTGTCCTCCGACCGCGCGCGGTGGCCTGAAATGCGCGCGATACGCGATGGTGTCGTCGTCACCGAACATCTCGACGATGATCGTTACATCGAGAGCACGCTCCGCCAGATCGACCGCGAGGTTCGCACGTACGTCGAATCGTTGCCGTTGGACAAGCGCGGACGGGACGTCATGCGCGAGATCATGCCCGGAGTCGGTTGCGCGAATCGCGTTGCGGACCTCCTGTCGCGCATTCCCGGCGATCGGGACCGCGAACTCGCGCGCCTCGCCGTCGAATGGGCGATGCTCGCCATACAGGCGCACGAGCACGTTCTCGTGAAGGGCGTCGAGGAGAGTCTCATCCGGGACGAGATCAAGTTGCGAGCCGTGCGTCAGAAACGCGGCAGCAAGATGCCGAAGCTCGATGCGTGGTTGAGGGACCAATTACGCGATGATCCTCTCGCATCGAACGATGCATTGTGGGCGGCGCTCCGACCGCGGATGACGCTCCCGTGTTTCGTGATGGCGATGACGTGATCGAGGTCAGCGACGACGGCGCGCTTCACCCGTGCCGCCGTAGCGGCTTCAACAAGCGCGCGACCGCCGTCCGGAAGGAATCTGTCCCCGATAGTAATTAACGGCGTTTCCCGTTTCGTAGAGTTCGCGCCGGCTCAATAGAGCCGACGCACGGCAAGCCGCCCTGCGCCCAACTTCGCAGGAGGATTTGCCAAATGGCGGTGAAGCTGCTCACCGAACTCGAAACCGCGGATCGCCTCGGTGTTCGGCCGGCCACGTTGCAGGCGTGGCGCGCGCGCGGCACCGGACCGCGTCTCCCGTTCGTCAAGGTCGGCCGTCTCGTGCGCTACCGCGAGCCCGACGTCGATCGCGTGATCGAGGACAACGTTCACGGCGACGCGCAGGACGCGGCGTGAACGCTGCCGCGCTCATGCGCTCCTCGCGCACGTTGCTCGACGAGATCGTGTCCGCCGCGGATGCGATGCCTCTCGCGGTGCGATCGGCCGATCGTCTCGCACGCGACGGCGATCGCGGCGCACTCGATGCGCTCGATCGGCTCGCCGAACGTGCGGAGGGACTTCGCCGGCACGCGCTCTTGGCGCGCGGGGCTCTCGTCCGTGAGCGGGAGGCCGGGTGATTCACGAACGCCGAATGCAAGAACGCCCCGTCGCGCGAACGACGAGGCGTCGGAGTGCATTTCGGATTTGCCCGCTGCGAATCAGGCACGTCGAGCTTAGCACCGACGTGCATCGGTGTCTCGATGATCGAAGGCTCGAAGGTTTGGGAATTGCGGTTCCGCTTGCTCGCTCGCGCGGCCGACTTGGAACTCGGCCCCGGCGCATTGCGAGTGCTCACGAACCTGCTACTGCGGTTCAACATCGAGGACGACGCGTGTTGGCCGAGGATCGCAAAGATTGCGAGCGACGTCGGCATGTCGACGCGGACGGTGTCTCGCGTGCTCGCGCAACTCGAAGCGGCCGGATTGATCGAGATCGAGTCGAGAGTCGGAACCTCGTCCATGTTCCGGCCAGCCTTCGAGTGCGTGGAGGACGAGGTCGGATCGCTGCCGGGAACGGAGCCGGACTACTGAGCGTGACGGGTGACGGTGTGCGCGTGACACGACAACGGGTGTCATCCCCCCATGACATCTGTTGTCGTGACCCCCACGACATGCGTTGTCGTGACCCCCACGACATCTGTTGTCGTACAGAACAGGCTCAAGAGAACAGGCTCCATAGAACAAGTTCAATCGGACAGGCGCAATTCGACTGCCGCGAATTGCGGAGCGCGCTTTCAGAGAGAAGTTCCAAGAGCAAGAGCTTTCCTCTCGCATCGCCGAACCAGCGTGAAGGGTGTGCATCCCGGAACCGGGGACGGGGGCCGGCAATTTCTTCGGCGGGTCTCCTCTGGCACACGTGGCCCTCTTTCCGAGTTTTGAACGTCCCTTTTCGTGAGGCCGCAAATGGCGCGTAAGTCGCTCGAATCCACGCTCGCCGTCGTGACGAATCTCGACGTCCGACGTCCGGGACTGCAACCGCCGTCGCATCTGCCGGCCGCGGCCCGCGCGATCTTCGCGGAGATCGTCGCCTCCGTAGCGCCGGGTCATTTGCGGGTGTGCGACACGCCTGTGATCGCGGCGCTCGCGTCGTCGATGCACATCGCGCGCGGCGCGGCCGAGGCGCTCGAACGTGAAGGGCTGACGATCGGCATGAAGGTGAATCCGAACATCGCGATCTTCGAGCGAGCGACGAAATCGATCGCGACCCTGTCCGCAAAGCTCCGGATCACGCCGAGTTCGCGGCTCGACCGAAAGATCGCCGGCACGACGACGCGCGATCGCGGTCTCGCGGCTCAATACGATGAGGAAGCGGCGATTGCCGCGCTGCTAGACGAGGAGGACGACGTATGACGAAGGCTCGGCTGACGAAGGCGCAGCGCGAGGCGCAGCGCGAAGCCGACTACAACGAGTTTCACCGGCAATGCCGCTTGCTGCGCATTCGGCCGTGGGAGTCGCACACGTTCGCGCCGATCATGACGCGCGGCAAGAGCAACCCGTTCGATCGCTACACGCCCGAGCACGATCGTTGGGAACGGATGGCGGCGATACAGCACCGCTTGGACGAACGCCGCGCGAAGCGCGCGGCAGCGAAGCAACAACACTCGGAGGAAGAATGAACGACAAGTCCCTTTCGCGCGCGATCGATCTCGCGCAACGCGCCGCCGCTGCACTGCTCGAAGCCGCACCGCTGCGCAACGACGCCGAGACGCGCGCACTCGCGAACGCGCCGGGCGCGCATCTCGTCACGTCCGTGACGCCCGACTCGATCTCGATCGACCTCGTCGCGGGCGACCAGCGCACACGCGTGTTCGGCTACGGCGCCGTCGGGACGTTCGCATGAGCGCCGAACGGCAAGCGGCGATCCGCGAACTCATGCGCGCGGCCGAGCGCGTGCTCGAAGTCTGCGGCAACGAGGCGCTCACGGACGATCCCTCGCTCGCCTCGAAGCTCGTGACGTTCGGGATGGAGGCCGGCGTTCGCGTCCGCCTCGTCGTCGACTTGGCCGCTCCGCTGCCGACGATCGCGGGCGAGATGGTGCGCAACGTTCGCGACGTCGAAGGGAAACCGGCGATCGAGCGCGTCGAGATGTTCGCGGTTCACGCCGCGCCGCCCGACGTTTCGGCGGGCTTGCATTGATGCGCACGCTCCGCCAAGCTCCGGACGTCGCCCGTTACGTGATGAACGCGGCGATCCATCCTCAAGCGTTCGCGACGAACGCCGCGGAAGGTGCAACGAACGCCGGCCCTCCGGCGACGTCCCTTTTCGCTTCGAGGATGCTTCCGTGACCAGTCCCCGCAACGACGCGACGCGTTTCGTCGCTTGCCCCCTTCGAGAAGTCAAAGCCTCCGGCTCCGCTGACAGCGCAGACATGCGATTCGTCGGGCTCGGTGCCGCGTTCGGTAATACCGATTCGCACGGCGATTCGATCCAGAAGGGTGCGTTCGCTCGAACGTTGAAGCAAGCGCGCGACACGGGCGTGATGCCGGCGATGCTGGCGCAGCACGGCGGAATGGGAGTGACCGCGGCGGACCTCATGCCGATCGGCTCATGGACGCGCATGACCGAAACGGCGGCGGGTCTCGAAGTCGAGGGAACGCTCGCGCCGACCGATCGCGGACGCGAAGCCTATGCGTTGCTCACTATGAAACCCCGAGCCTTGACCGGCCTGAGCATCGGCTATCTCGCGACGAAATGGCGAGTCAACAACGATCCGAAGCCGGGCGAGGCGCGTCGCGTCTTGACCGACATCGAGTTGTTCGAGGTCTCGCTCGTTACGTGGCCGGCAAACAGCAAAGCGCGCGTTACGGACGTCAAGCGGTTCACGAGCGCACGCGACCTCGAAGTGATTTTCCGCGACGTGCTCGGCATGAGCCATCGCGAAGCAAAACGCGCGGCGAGCGGCGCATGGCGCGCACTCGGCCGCGAACACGAACCGAAATCCGGCGAACTTGCGGCGTTGCTCAATGCGAGCGCGACCCGGTTCGCTCAATGAGGAAAGTAAAAATGGATGAGACCGAAGTTGGCGAGGCGCTCGCCTCGCTCGAACAAAAGGCACTCAAGCGCATCACGGCGATCGAGGAGAAGCTCGCGCGCTTGCCGGAAGTCGACAAGCATCTCGCTGACATCGAAAAGTCGTTGCTTCGCGGCGGCGGTGGCCGTGGAGAGGCGAGCGACACGCTGTCGCCGCAGAAAAAGACCGTTCTCGGCAACGCGTTGCGCGCGCTCCTGAACGGCGATGCTGCGAAGGCGAACACCTTGTTCGCCGAAGTGATCGAGCAAAAGGATGCGTTCGCCGGCAGCGATCCGCAGGGCGGCTACATCACGCTGCCGACGTTCAGTTCGGAGATGGTCACCGTCGCGGCCGAGTTCTCGCCGATGTCGCGCCTCGCGCGCACCGTGACGCTCACGCAATCGGGTGTGTTCGAGGAGCCGATCGATCGGGATACGGCCGAAGCAACGTGGGTCGGCGAGACGGACACGCGTCCCGTGACGAACACGCCGAAGCTCGGGCTGCTCCGGATCGAGTGTCACGAACTGATGGCGCAACCGAAAATCTCGCAAACGCTCGTCGACGACGCCGCGATCGACATCACGTCTTGGCTGACGCGCAAGGTCGGCGAGGCTTTCGGTCTCGCGGAGAGCGCGGCGTTCATCAACGGCAGCGGCGTCGGACGGCCGCGCGGACTGCTGACCCTTCCGCTGAGCACGGCGGACGATGACACGCGGCCGTGGGGCACGCTGCAAGTTCTCGACAGCGGCGCCGACGGCGGCTTCATCACGCCGACGACGGCGGACAACCCCGCGGACGTGTTGCAACATCTCGTCGGGTTGCTCAAGGCGCAGTACCGCAGCAACGCAAGATTCTTGATGTCGCGTCGCACCGCCGCGCTCGTCTCGACGATCAAGGATTCGTTCGGTCGGTGGGTTTGGCAAACGAGCATGGTGCAAGGCCAGCCGAGCACGTTGCTCGGGTTCCCGGTCGAACTCGACGAGACGATGCCGAATCCGTCCGCCGGTTCGTTGGGCATCGCGTTCGGCGATTTCCGCGCCGGATACACGATCACTCGCCGGCTCGGCCAACGCTTCTTGCCCGATCCCTACACCGACAAGCCGTGGCTCAAGTTGTACTCGTGGGAACGCGTTGGCGGCGCCGTCGCGAACTCCGAGGCGATCAAGATTCTGCGGTTGTCGGACTGATTCGAGGACTCGACTAGCGGCCCGTGTCGAGAACACAACAACGGCCGCGGCGGGTGGCGTGAGACAAACGCTTCGTCGATCGCGCTGAACCCGTAGGCCGCTCCTCGGACTTCACACGAGGAGCGGCCAA